GCTACTTGATCTAGGGTCCTTCCTATTTTAGTCGTATTAGCCTTGACGTCGTATCCTCTTCTGCGCATATCATACGCTACCGAGCACATTGTGCAATTCATCGAACGACCTTCTACCGTTTTTGTAATTTCAGGATCTCTATCTGAAGTAGTATCATCCAACTCATTAATGGCTTTCATATCTTCTTCAGCAGAATGTTCTCCGTCAATCATTTTGATTGGAATCTTATTACTCTTAATGTTTTGGACAATCTCTTTTTCTACTTCTTTACGTTCACTACGCCTGTTATATACGTATCTTAAACCCAGAACAGATAAATAAGGTGTTGCTGGTAAAGTTAGAATAGATGCTAAAGTAATTGCCGCATTTGAAATTCTTTCCCTGACCGGTGCTTTTGCTACTACATCCTTAGTGTTAACCACATCTTCTGTCGATCCTGCGAAACCTTTGTGTGTTGATTTCTTAGGTTCTTGATCGTTCGCCTTTTTCACAGAATCTGAAACAGGATTAAGTTTACGCTCTTTTGAAGATCTCTGGCCATTCTTCAATGGATAAGGCGGTCCGTGCTTAACACCCCACTTCTGACCGAGGATACCATGATGATACAACTCGTTGATATTCATGATATCACGCCCCTTTCGCCTTATTTATAGCAGCTTCAAGGTCAAAGGTAGAGATTCCGATCTTATCGTTATTCTTATTAACAGCCAGAACCGCTTTGCTAGGTGTCATTTCAGGATCTGGAGCAATAATCCCAAATATCATAACATCGTCGATGTCCTCCAACTGAACAATGGAATGATATGGAAACAGCTCCTTAGCCTTCGCAATGGCTGCTTCTTTTGTCATCTCTGTTGCCCTTTCTTATTCGTACATGTCTTTGTTCATTTTATACGCAACATAAGCATCGAGCATAGCTGCGACGGCATCGATCTTCTGATCATACCGCTTCTTCATCAGTTTTCTGTTTCCATTTGTATCCTCAAGGGCAACACAGTTACCCATTGCGAATGTCATAAGCGATTCGTCAAACAGAAGCATCCTGTCCTCGGAAAGTTTCTTCAACTCACCAAGAGGAACGGATTCCGTCTTAGCACCCTGAATAACTTTCTCGATTCCAACAGGCCCATTCTCTGACATCCATCGCTCAACAAACTCTTTTGCGTTGTATGGGTCGTACCCGAAAGATCGAACGTCATACTGCCTCTCCGTAATGTGTCTGTCGAGATCATCATAGACTTCCATCATGTCGAGTACCGTGCCATCAAGCACGATAAGGCTTCCCTCTTCCATAAACTCGTCATACTTAAGTCTCATTGCATTCGGAAGCTTGTCAAGTGTCCGAGATGAGATGTAGTTTCGAGTCTTAATCCCAAAGGATCCATTGGAAAGAGGAAACATAAATGTAAATGCACAGAAGTCGTCACCCTGAGAAAGGTCTGCTCCAAGCGAACAAGCCATTTGCCAGTAATCGCGTTTGCGTTCCTGCGGAAGAGTCTCTTCGTAAGTGAAGAAGTATGTGTATCCCTCCATAGGAATCCCAAATCTTTTAGCGAGAATATCATTCCTGGCGGCTGGGGCCTTCTCTGCTCTCTCAACCTCCAACTGATACACCTCATAGGTTACTGTCTTGCCTAGGTTCGGATTGGCTTTCAACCACATCTCCGGCTGTCCGACCTCATCAACATTATCAAGCTTGTACCACCAGATGGATACATGCGGGTTAATGTATTCGCCCCTAAGAATGGACTCAAGCTCCATCTTAATCGTATCCCCCGCACCATTTCTTACCGTTCCTTCTGAACTCGTAGCCACGATCAGATAGTCATCGAGTTTCGATGCACCCTGTTCAATAGCACCTACAACATCCTCGCGAATATCACAGGAAAGCCATTCATCAACAGTAGCGATTTTACATCTCAAACCCTGAAGTTTCGGGATCGTCATCGGTCGGATCTCGAGCAACGAGTTTGTAAGGAAGTTCTCAATTCCCTTCTTGGTAGAGGCCAGCTTCATTCGCTTAGCTTTGGACCCCGTGGTATTTTGAAGTGAGCCATCGGTAAGAAACTTGAACAGTGGCCCTCTCGATCTGGTGATTGCCGTCCTAAAAGGAGAGAGCACCTCGTCTGCCTGGGCCATTGTCGGAGCAGTTGTGATCTGATGAGTAGTGCTTGTATCGACCGTCTCGAAGTATGACTGAATGGTAGAGTCGTAGACAGACTTAGCCGCCCCTCTTCCCACGATCAGGTATTGCTTGTTGACGAGTCTCTTCTTGATTCTTTTCGTTACGTAATGTCCGCCTATTCCATTGGGGTTTAATTCGAAGACACTACGTTCGATGAAGTAGTACCAACCGAACACTTGTTCCCCCCAAAGTTTGAAAGAGTCAAGAAGTGTGAGATCTGATCCATCGGTAAGGGTAAGTTCACTTTCGCAGAAGCGGATCCATCCTTCAACTGCTTGATCGTCATAGTAAACACCGGGGTTGGCGATTAGATCGTCGATCCGGTTCATTTCCATTTCGATCTGTCTGCAAACCGGGATTTCTCCTCTTATAACTGCGTCTCTGAACTTACCGTAATACCGAGGAACCGCCGTGTTAGAAAGCATACGTTACACTTTCTTTGGATCTACAGCAACATTAAGTCTCCATTCGAATTCGTTAATCTGCTGCTTCAAAGCGTCCATCAATGCTCCACTGTTAGGCGGATCAAAGAGCATTCTAACTTTGAGATAGACGTAGGATTTAACAAGGTTAAGATTGGAACTTTGCCCGAGGTAATCGGTCCAGAGAGTAGAGTCGTCAGTAATACTGAAGCCTTCATCAGGACCGACACCGAGTTGTGACAAGATCATGAACGTCGAGTTGATGTGCATGATAATATCCAAGTCGAAGTAAGAGTAATCTTCCGGAATCCCAAGAACCTTCTTTACCGAATACAGAATACTGTCCGGATTCGGAGTGGTAGACGGTGTGGGTGTCGGATCTTCGTTAGTCTCGGCCGGTTCGACTTGAACTTCAGTTTCGTCAGACATTTATTCTCCTTTCTTCTCAGATACCTCGATGTACTGAGCCATGCAGAATCCTTCGAGAGGCTGTTCGAATCCTTCCTGATACATTTTGATTGCGACCCAGCCTTCGACACAAGCTTTCTTATTGACTTCGTAAACTTCGCCTTCGGAGATAACACCAATAATTTCACTTTTAGTAGAAGCTTCGCTGCGAACATTAAGCATCTTGCAGTTGCAAACTTTACCTACGTATTCCTTGGGTGTTCTCTTCTTCGGAGCTTCTTTGACTTCTTCGCTTTTGGTTTCCACTTTCTCTACAGGTGTTTCTACGACTGTAACCTTTTTCTTAGTTGCCATAATAATCCTCCTAATTTTTCCTCCATGGGCATGTATCCCGTGGTAGTCTTTGTACGGGTTCTTTCATTAGCATATCTGAGTTGCTGTAGTGAATTGCTTGATGGGTAATGTCCAGAGTGCAGATTAGAAATTCCGGATTGAGCAGGAAGTCTGAGTGTTCAAGAACATCCTCGGGACCAACTGGATTCATGTGATGGATCACAAGGTTTCGAGAATTAAGGATCTGTCTATCGGGATGCGCAAGATCACACGCGTTGTCTCGAATGATGATCCGATTCCGAAGCGATTTCCATTCATTGGTCTGAAGAAAGTTCTGATACAAATATCTGTCGAACCCGAATGACTCGTCGCCGATGCTTCCCGAGAGTTTAAGGTATTCAAATCTCTCTTCAAAGCTCGGGATCGTAATCAACTCTGAATATCTTCTAATCTTCCTCTTCTTCATCCAGTCCGTAAGGTCCATAGTTCTTCATTGCTTCAATCGCTTGCGAGTAAAGCTCCTCCTGTCGCTTAGCAGATTGGATCATTTGCGTTTTCGCCTCGAGTAGCTCCTTCTGCTTTTGCATAATCTCCTTTTCGATGCGCTCGCGAGTTGATCCAAGCTTAAGGTAATGCGTAATTACCTGTGCGGAGGCAGTTCCTTCTCGCAATTGTTTCTCTGCAAGATCGACCGCAGCAGCTATCAGCTGGTTTTCCCTTGCTTCGGGAGTCAAACCGGGTCGTCTTGTCCGTCTTACTGGCATTTCGTCAGAAGTCGGTTTCACTCTTGCCATAGTAACCACCTCCTTTCCAAAGGTTTAGAATATCTTCCATAGTGGTTTGCCATAACATTGAAAGAGTTTTGCCAGAGTTTGCAGGGTGTTTGAGAGGGGCTCGGTAAGGAACCAATCACTGAAAGGAGACGAAATCATCCTGGGAGGAAAAGCGATCGGGCAGGAGGAGCCACGGCAGTTCCCTGAGCCCCTTTCAAGCACCCCGCAAAACCGGAAAGCCTCCCAAATATCCACCCCCGGAGAATTTTGGGAG